GTTCGAATAGTGTTAGGGGTTTGGGGAAAATTTTGGGGGTTTTATGGGGGTTTGCGTTTGAGCAAACCCCTAACCATTTTTCCTGTTAAATCAATGGTTTAGGACGTAATACAGGGGTTTTAGGGGTTTTATTTTATATTTAAGGAATATTTTTTATATCTTATGTCTTAATATGAGACACATATGAATGATTTTTCTATATAAAGGTAGCTCGTAAAACCCCTAAAACCCCTAAAATCGAGAAAGGCCTTTAGAATCATGGTTTTAAGGCTAGGGGTTTGTTTGCCAGGGGTTTTATTTCAAACACCTAAGCAAACCCCTAAACGAAAGAAAGACGCCCGGAGGCGTCAATCTAGTTGACTTTCGTTAAAGGTCACGATTTCGTATACGTCATGACTTGTTTTTGTGACATGCCGGTGCGGATCATGAGGCGCAGGAACATTGCGACAGGCAATGGCGGCCCGATATGCTGCCAGTGCTGATAGTGGGTCTGCCGAGAGTAGCCGAACAGGGCGGCGCATTGCGGCCCTGTTAGTTTGAGGTGGCGCAAGGCCATGCAATATTCGGTGGCGTCCATCATTTGACCCTCGTCTTTTCAATGCGCCAGGTATATGCGGCGTTTTGGGTGATCGCCAAGCCTTCGTCGCGCCTGTCATGGTTGAAGCGCACGATGCGGAAGGCGTAGCGAAAGGCGGCGTCGCCGCGCTTGAAAGCGTCGTCGGCGCATCCCTGGCGATGGGCCGCCTGATCGGCGGCGCCACGGGCGGTTTTGAAGGTTTGGGCGAGAATCATGGCGGTTTTCCTTTGGTTAGCGCGCCAGGGAGGCGGCGTTGCGGGCCTTGATGGCGGCAATTTTGGCGTCGGTGTGGACCGAACGACGCTTGCCATAAGCGGCGCGAACCTGGCGGAAGCCGGCTTGCGTCAGGGCGCTTTCAGCGGCCAGGAGCACGGCGTCAACGACGTCGAAAGCGGCCTTTTGGGTGTCGTAGCTGCCGCCGTCCTGGCTCTCAGCGACCAAGTCGGCGGCATCGACGGCGGCCTGGATGTGCTGATCGATCACCAGGCGTTCGGCCTGATAGGCCTTCCACGAGGCGCGCTCGAAATCGCGCAGCGCCTTCATGTCATGCTTGGACATGCAGCCGTCCAGGTTTTCCAGGATGAAATCGGCGCCTTCTGCGGTCAAATGCATGGCGTCATGTTCGACGCGGATGAGGATCGGGCTGTTCAGGCGCAGCGACAGGTCTTTTTCTTCGCGGTTGCCGCAATGGATGATGTGGCCGCCGGCGGTGAAATCAAGGTCGCTGCGAGCGCCTGTGATGATGGCGAGGACGGCGCGGTCGTTAACGGTGCGGGCGAGTGTCGGGGAAGTGGTCATAACGTGTGCTCCTGTTCGGTGTCTCTTATGTAAACTGGGTTGACAGGCTTGTCAACCCAGTTGTCGAATTATTTACGCCTGGGCGCCAACAAAACGCTTGGCGGTGGCGCCGTGGGCGATGATCACCATGGACGCTTTCGCCTTTGCGCTGGTGCCGCCGCAGGCCTGGCAAGCGTCGCAGGAGGTCTTCACGCCGGCTTCTTTCGACGCCGGGCAGATCACTTCACCCTTGGCCTTAGCCTCCGACGGGGTGCGGACGCGGAACGAGCGCCAGCCGGCGGCGGTCGCGTCCGCCAGGTCGGCCAGGCTGTCGCATGACGCCATGCAGATGGTCTTGAGCGCCTGGAAACGAGCGTCGCGCCATTGGTGCGAATAGCCGTTAGTGAAGGCGGCGCGAAGCGTGGCGGCGCGCCAGACCTGGAAAGGCACAGCAGCTGGATCGCCATATGTGCCGAGGCGGAAGCCCAGGCCGGCGAACAATTCCGGAAGGATGGCAACGTCATAATCGACGCCCGGCTCGGCGTAGCGGTCGCCACGGATTAGCGTCTCGTATACGCTGCGAACGCTGCGCCCGACGTTGACGTAGCAGGCGCCACCCAAATACGGGCGCATGAGGCAGTCACCGCACACGCTGCTGTCAAGGCCGCTCTTGAGCGCGACGACCGGCGACACATCCGAGCGGATGATAAAGGTCTGCACCATCGCGCCCGTCTTGACGTTGGTGCTGGCCGAGGTGATTTTGTTGGCGATGGCGACAATCGGGGCGCCGTCGATCATCGACGGGCCACGATAAAGGACGACGCCGCAAAAGCGATTGGACTTGAGAGCGGCGAGCATGTCGGAGGCGGTGCGGATCATGTGGAGAGGCCTTTTTGTCTGCGGCGTTGAACTGTCCCGAATATAGCCACAGCGTATGCGCCTGTCAACTAGGTTTACAAATTAAAATAAATTATTTTTGCGCTTGACAACTAGATTGACGCCAGGCATATAAAGGGCAGTTAACAACCGCACACGAAAGGCGCTCACATGCTGCAAGTTCAAGGCCTTCCCTTCCACAAAGGATCCGACGCCTGGCGCGTCATACACGAGGGGCGCATCCTGCCCAAGTATGTGCGCGACGAGATCGCCCGCCTGCGCCGCGAGCGGAACGAATACAGCGAGATCCGGGTGCTGATGACGGGCGAGCCTGGCTGGATCAGCCGGGCAGAGCAGGCGGCGCGCAGCGCCCGCACCTACGCCGAGCACGAGGCGCGCGCCCTGGGCTGGACCGAGCCAAGCGTCGCCGCCGAGGGCGCCGCCGCCTACGCCGAGGCGCTGGCGCGCCAGGCCTAGCCAGGCGCCAGGCCTGTCAGGGGGCTGACAGCCCCCTGACATGGCTGTTCCCGGTCTGTTCTGGCAGGGTGCTGACAGGGCAGCGACAGGCCTCGAAGTAAAAAACGACCGGGGGTACCCCCGCTAATAGGCGGCCTAGAGTATACTATAAGCCCCAAAAATTTTTCTCAAATTTTTCACCCAATAAATAATCGTATTCGGTTGTTGACCAATAAACGGACACTCTCATGGATTTTGGGAAATGAATGAGAGTGTTCATTTCCCGGTTCAAATAGCCCCAGACAGTTTTGAACTTTTCTCCCTAACTTTGACCATGAGGTCATTCAGCCCAGTGACGAGCTTCTCCAAGGCTTCCAACGTATCGTTCATTTCCCCCGCCGAGTCCCCCTCCCAGGTGTCGATATGCGACCGTATCGCCTCCAGCAGGTCGATCTTGCTCTCCTGGACGCCCTCGGCGTAGGTCATATAGATCTCGAATTGTTTATCCGCGACCCACACGCACAGGTTCACCCTTGGCAGGATGCGGGTTTCCCACTTCGATAGTTTGAAGCCGTGGCGGCTGTAGTCGTATGGCTTGGTGATCTGGGTGAAGGGGTCGTACCCCCCGCAGTCGTCCCCTTGCATTTCCGGCGCTCTGTGTCTACCCATCATATGCTCCTCCTCCGTATTCTACTGTCTAACCTGTTTTCGCTCTTGCCGGCAAGCCCATTTCCCTCATATACTCCAGCACCCCCGACCGACGAGGCCCACGCCATGCCCACCAAAAAGCAAAACCGGCGCATAGCTCGCTTCGAACTAGCGCAATCCACCAGGGCGGCGCCGACGCCCCCGGAGGTCAAGCCGCCGTGGGCCAGTATCTACACCCCCGCTATCGGGGAGCGGATTTGCGATCTGGTCACCAATGGCAAGACCTTGCGGCAGATTGCGCTGGAGGAGGTCTGGGCGCCCAACGCCCGGATCATGTATTATTGGCTGGAGGAGCATCCGGAATTTGCGCGGGCCTTCGCGGCGGCGCGAGAGCTATACGCGGATGACATCGCCCGCGAGATCGTGACCATTGCCGACGAGGCGGCGACCGATCTCGACATCGCCAAGCTGCCGCATCGCATCCATGCCAGGGAGTGGCTGGCGGTGAAGCGGTCCCCCCGCTTCTATGGCGACCGCCGCATGATCGACACCACCTCGCAGGTCAATATCAACAATTTGACCAAGATTGATGTCTCCCATCTGTCCTCGGACGAGATCCTCATTGCCGAGAAGGCCCTGATGAAGGCGATAGGACATTCCAGCTGCAATCCGGAGGACGACGACGATGCCTAAACACATCCAGCCCGCCAAGACCCTGGTCGATATCACGGTCGCCGGCCCAAGCCCTTACGAAGGCCGGATATTCCCGCTCAATGTTCAATTTCTCGAGGGCGAGTGGATGATGCAGGTCATTCCCGCCGGCCCCTCCAGGGAGGCGGCGTTTTATTTCCCGATCAAGGATCTCAAGGTCTGGGCGCCGGCGGGGCATCTATGAATCCGATCACCCTGCTCCAGGACTGGTGGTGCGCCAGGCTCCGGAATATCGACATTCAATACCTCTGGCCGATCTGTAAGGAACAGGCCCGCGACTTCGCTGAGGCCCGTTACGTTTTTGCTATTCACGCCATTTGCGATCCGGCCTGGCTGCGGCTTCCCGCCGAAGAGATCAAGCGCATTATCGGGGAGTTGCAATGAAGAACACTTTTGAGATCAAGCTGGGCCTCCATGTTCACGGCTCCGACGACTGGGAGCCGATGAATTACTCCAACTATTCCTCCTGCGTTCACGCCTGGCGCGCCGTCGATCCCGACTGGGATCCCCATTTTGCCGAGTTTTCATTCGAGATCGCGGAGTTTAACGGGGTGCTGTTCGGATGACGTCCATCAATCTTCAAAAGGTCAATCCGCAGGATGTCCTCGACCGCATGGACAAGGAGATGTGCGAGCGGTCCCTGCACGAGTTCGTCAAGCGGGCCTGGAAAGAGGTCGAGCCGGGCCAGCCCATGCTCGACAACTGGCACCTGCCGTTCATCTGTGAACATTTGGAGGCGATCACCGACGGCGCCCAGGTCGATGGCAAGCCCTACAACCGTCTCCTGATCAACATTCCTCCCGGCGGCATGAAATCACTGCTGCTCAATGTGTTTTGGCCGGCCTGGGAATGGGGGCCTGCCGCCATGCCCCACATGCGCTATCTCTGCGCGTCCCATAACATCGACCTGGTCGAGCGCGACAGCATTCGCATGCGCCGGCTGGTCACCACCGCCTGGTATCAGAAGCACTGGGGCGACCTGGTCGAACTGACCGGCGACCAGAACTCCAAGACGGTGTTCGAAAACACCCGCTCCGGATGGCGCAGGGCGGTCGCGGCGGGAGCGGATACCGGTCACCGGGCCGACCGCGTCCTGATCGACGACGCTCTGAGCGTCAAGAACGCCAACAGCGACAGCACCCGCGAGAGCGTCAACCTGTGGTTCAGGGAATCGGTGCCGACCCGCCTCAATTCGCCGCGCAAGAGCGCCATCGTGGTGATCATGCAGCGGCTGCACGAGGCCGATCTGTCCGGAATGATCCTCGACAAGAAGCTCGGCTACGATCACATCATGATCCCGATGCGCTACGATCCGGACCGCGCCCACCCCACCATGCTCGGCTACAAAGACCCCCGCACCATCCCCGGCGAGCTTTATTTCCCGACCCGTTTTCCCCTCGACGTGGTCGAACGCGAAGAGCGGATCATGGGGCCGTTCGCCACCGCCGGCCAAATGCAGCAGGCCCCAGTCCCGCGAGGAGGCGGCGTCATCAAGGACGCCGACTGGATCCTGTGGGACAGGCCGGAATTTCCGGCGCTCGACTTTATTATCGCCTCCATCGACACCGCCTACGGTCTGAAGCAGGAGAACGACCCCAGCGCCATGACGGTGTGGGGGGTGTTTTCAGGCGACACCCGCAACCAGGCCACCAGGCTGGTGGATCGCTACGGTCACCCGAAGGAAATGCCTGAAGGCGGCGCCTCCACTCACCTCGACGCCGCGCCGCGCGTCATTTTGATGTACGCCTGGACCGAGCGCCTCAGTCTTTCCGACCTGGTCGCCAAGGTGGCCCTCCATTGCAAGAAGTTGAAGGTTGACCGCCTGCTGGTCGAGGCCAAGGCGAGCGGCATATCGGTCGCGCAGGAGATGCGCCGTCTTTACGGACATGAGCCATGGGCGGTTCACCTGATCAATCCAGGCAACCAGGATAAACTTGCTCGGCTGTACAGTGTTCAGCCGCTGTTTGCGGAAGGCATGGTCTACGCTCCAGACAAGGAATGGGCGGAAATGGTGATCAGGCAAGTGGCTTCCTTCCCCAAGGCGCTGCATGACGATCTTACCGACACCACATCACAGGCGATTCGCCACCTGCGCGACTGCGGATTGCTGACCCGGTCCGACGAAAGGTTGGCGGAAATGAACGAGGAAGTCCAGTATGGCCGCACCAGGCCGCTGGAGCCGCTCTATCCAGGCTGAAAAAGGGAGAAAAGTCATGTTTTTTCGCAATAACCCCACGTCCGTGACGGAGAAGGCTCCGGAAAAGCCGATTCCAGCCCCAAAAACCCCTGAAAAACACGAAAAACACGATGAAAAGACCGAAAAACACCCCCACCGCGACATGCACGAGAGCAAAAAATGACTAAAAAGACCGAACATGAGCACCAGGTCCATAAGTCGAGCCGCATCAAACCCTCGATTCAGGCTGCTTTGGACGAAACGCACCCCACCGGGGGCGCTGAAGTGCTCCACCATCACCCTTCCGTGGCCGGATCGCACCGCCGGCCCGGCGATTTCGACGTATTCGACCCCCAAGACCCCGGCATGCAGGGCATTCCGCTGGCCGGGCCTCCTTCTTACCTGTCGCCATCGACCGGCGACCTCCAAAGGAAGCTGGCGGAAGCTCCTCCTCTCTTAATGCCCGATCTTGAGCACGTCGCCGCCTTTGGCGAGGGCTTCACTCACATCGCCAGCGGCAATGAGGGCGTCACCGCGACCAATATTCATCCCAACCAGGTCCGCTTCATGGATTTCGGCGCCGCGCTTCTCCAATTGGAGCAGGGCCACCGCATTCAGCGCAAGGCGTGGAGCGGCAGATGGGTCGAGGCCCGCTTTCCCGACGGCGCGCCGGCGTGTCTTTACATGACGCTGGCCAACGGCGAAATGACCATCTGGACTATCTCCCAAGCTGACGTATTGGCCAGAGACTGGAGCATTGCGCCATGACCGTAGTTGAGAACGACCGTATGACGTCCATCAATCCCTACAGCATGGATTTTGGCACGGCCATCCTGCAAATGCGGGCCGGCTGCAAAGTCCAGCGCGAGGGCTGGAACGGCAAGGATATGTGGATCGCCCTGTCGGGCGTGGAGGGACCGCGCGTAGTCTACCACGAGCAGCTTTGGTCGAAGGTCGCCCGCGATTACGCCAAAACCCAGCCCGATGGGAGAGTTACCGTCCTGCCCTGCTTCATCATGAAGACGGCGACCGGCGAAATCCTGATGGGTTGGCTGGCGAGCCAATCCGACATGCTGGCCCAGGATTGGAGAGTTGTGCCGTGACCCCGTTCAGGCCCGAACCCATCAAGACGACCAAGCTATGGACCGGCGTCTGCCGCGACGGCCCGTGGAAAGGCCTGCCATTGACGGCGGGATCGCGCTTCGTCTGCGCCCCCGACGGCAATGAATACTGCAATGACGGGACCGGACACTGGAACTGGGTCGAGCTACACCACGAGGGCAAGAAATGAGCAAAATCCTCAATGGCGTTTGCGTCGGCGGTCCCCTGAATGACCGGGGCCTGACCTGGGACAAGGACGTGAAAGTGCTGCTGGCGTCGAACAACGACGGCCACGCCGGCGAATACCACTATGACCACGCAGCCACCAACAAGTGGATCTGGCTTGACGAAGGCAAGGAACAAACCATGAGCAGAGCAGCCGAAGAGCAGACCATACCCCGAATTACGCCCGAAATCATCGATAAGCGCATCGTGCGGGTGAAATACTATCAATTTCCCGACTCCACCGTCATGATCTGCGCCATCGAACTGACCAATGGCTACCATGTCATTGGCGAGGCCGGCTGCTCTTCTCCGCTCACTTTTGACGAAACCATCGCCAGGCGGATCTCCTTCGACGACGCCCGCCGCAAGATCTGGCCGCTGGAGGGCTACGTCCTCCGCAACGAACTGAAGGGGCTATGACGCCGCTCGATATCGCCATTTCGGTTTTCATCCTGCTGCTTGTCAGCCGCCTCTCCTACAACAAGGGGCGGCGCGACGAGCGCGCCGCTCATTTCGAGGATTACGAAAATGAGTTTCATGATGAAGGCCACTGTCGATAATCACCCGCTGCCTGGCGGGCGACCCTCACACCTGTTTGACGTCCATGTCGAGGGCGGCGATCCGCCGGCCAAGGCCGAATACACCATCATCGCCAACGATGAGGATGAAGCGGCCCGCGAGGGCATGAAACGGTTCCAAAAGGCCCATGACAAGACGCCGATGCCCGACATTGGCGATATTTGAAATAGGCGTTATAGTCCCTTCTGCTTTTCCAGAGAGGATGCGCCATGCCATTGGTGCCGGGCTTGCCCCTGAACATCCGCCAGACCAATGGCGGCGCCCCGCCGGCCATTTCTCCGGGCGTCTCCATCCAGCATGACGTTCACGAGCCTCCCGGCGTCCCCGAAATGGACGACGCCGGCGCTGTCATCAAGATCGAGCATGCCGACGGCAGCGTCACTGTCTCGCTTGATGGCAAATCGCTGGTCGATAAGCCAGAGCAGAACACAGGCTGGTTCGCCAACCTGGCCGAAAAGCTTCCGGAAGACGATCTGAGCGGCATTGCCGACGATTTGCTGCGCGGGATCGACGAGGATCTGACCAGCCGCAACGACTGGATCGAAGAGCGCGCCCAGGGCATCAAGCTGCTCGGCCTCAAGATCGAGATCCCCAATTTGCAGTCGGCGGCGGACGGCGCCCCGGTGGACGGCATGTCAAAAGTGCGGCATCCGCTGCTGCAGGAGGCGGTGCTCCGCTTTCAAGCCAACTGCCGCTCCGAAATGCTGCCCACCGACGGGCCGATCAAGATCCGCGATGACGGCAGCAACTCCAATCTCCCTCGTGACGCACTGGCGACCGCCCTTGAAAAAGACCTCAATCATTATCTCACTGTCACTGCGACCGAATACTATCCCGACACCGACAAGATGTTCCTTCTGCTGGGCTTTGGCGGCACGGCATTCAAGAAAGTGTACAACTGCCCGCTGCGTAATCGGCCAGTTTCTGAATCGGTTGACGCCAACGACCTCATCGTCAACGACGCCGCCACCGACCTCGCCAACGCCAAGCGTGTTACCCATCGATCTATGATGCGGCCCTCGACGGTCAGGCGCATGCAGATAATCGGCGCCTATCGCGACATCGACCTCGATACGCCCAAGCCGCAGACGCTCGACGCTGCGCAGGAGGCGGCTAAAAACCAGCAAGGGATCCAGACCAACACCACGAGGCCCGACGACCGTGACCGCGAGATCTACGAGTGCTATTGCGAACTCGATCTCAAAGGCTACGAGCACAAGTACAAAGGCAAGATTTCGGGCCTTGAGATCCCGTACCGGGTCACCATCGACCTCTCCAGCCGCAAAATCCTCTCGGTCGTCAGAAACTACGATGAGGACACGAAGGAGCTTCCTGAAGCTAGAGAGACATTCGTCAAATATACCTACGTACCGGGCCTCGGCTTCTACGATATCGGACTCCTTCATATATTGGGCAATACCACCAACGCTGTTACTGCTGCTTGGCGCGAGTTGCTGGACGCTGGAATGTTTAACAACTTTCCCGGCTTTCTCATGGCTGATACGGGAGCCAGACAGAACACGAATATCTTCCGCGTACCGCCGGGCGGCGGCGTCCTCGTCAAGACGGGCGGTCTTCCCATCAATCAGGCGATTATGCCACTTCCTTACCAGCCGCCGTCTCAAGCTCTGATGGCCCTGGTCGATAACATGGTGCAGACCGGCCAGCGCAGCGGCGGCACCGCCGAACTGCCGGCCAACGAAGGCAAGGCCGAAATCCCCGTCGGCACCATCCTGGCGATGATCGAGCAGGCCCAGAAGGTGCTGAACAACGTCCACAAGCGCATGCACTCGGCGCAATCGCAGGAATTTCGCCTGCTGATACGCTGCTTCAAGGAGAACCCCAAGGCGTTCTGGCAGCGCAACAAGAAGCCGTCCGCGCCGTGGGACGAGCAGAACTTCCGCGCCGCGCTCGATCAGGCCGACCTGACCCCGCAGGCCGATCCGAATACGTCGAGCCATGGCCAGCGCGTGATGAAGATCATGGCGCTCAAGCAGTTGCAGCAGCAAAACCCCAGTCTCTACGACCCCATCGCCATCGATACGGCGGCGCTGCAGGCGCTGGGCTGGAACAATCCGCAGCAATTCATGGCGCCGCCGAGCGCCCAGGCCGCGCCTCCCCCGCAACTCATCCAGCAGCAGGCTGAGACGGCGGCGAAGACCCTCACCTCGCAGGCGGCGATGGTCACCGCCCAGGCGCGGGCCAAGGAGGCCGGCGCCCGCGCCATGAACCTGATGGCGGAAGCCCAGACCATGGGCATGGACGAAACCGGCCAGATCCAGCAGGACACGCCGGTCGATCAGCACCGCGCCGAATCGGAGCGCATCAAGGCCAACGCGCATGCGCAGCAGGCCGACACTCACCAATCCGTCATGCAGGCCAAGTCCCAGGCCGACCTGCTGAACGCCCAGACGCGGGCCAAGGAAATCCAATTGAAGCTGGGCGAACTGTCGATGAAGGATTCGCACCACGACGACGAGCAGCGCCTCAAGGCGAGGCAGAGCGCCGTCGATATGGCCAAGCAGGTCATGGACACCCGTGCCGAAGACCAGCGCACCGCCGCCGAGATCCATCACGATCACACCATACTGAGCCGCGAGCAGGAGCACGATCACGCGATCACCGAAAAGACCCACGCGCATGAGAAGGAATTGGAGGGCGTGAAGAAAGCGGCGGCTATCGCGGTCGCTAAAGCCAAACCGAAACCCAAGCCTGCAGCCGCCAAGCCAAAGGCCAAGAAATGAACGAGCGCGCGAAAGCCCTTGGCTTCGATCCGTCGCAGACGTGGTTTCACGGCTCAACTAAGGATCTGCCGGCTTTCGCCGCCAAGCGCGCTCCGCGCAGCGAGCAAATGGGCCTGGAAGGCGTTCACCTTGCGCAAAATCCGGATTTTGCCTCCCATTACGCCGAAGGGCCTGGCGGCAACGTCACGCCAGTTCATGTGCGCGGCAATATTCTCGACGCCACCCAGCTTATCCCCGAAGGCGGCGAGCATCACGCCATTCTCGATAAGCTGCTGAAGGGAACAGGCCGCAAGCCATACTGGAACTCTGATGAGCAGGGGCGTCGATTCGCCCCGCCGCTTCAGGGTCATATCGACGCCGTCAGCCCGCAAAAGGCCAAGCGCGTCATCCAGGAACACGGCTACGACGGCGTCAAATACGATGCTCGATACGGATCATTGCAGCCTGGAGGCCGCAGCGCGAGCATTTCAAACAAAAGCCCCGCAGTGGTGATGTTCGACCCATCGAATATCCGGGCCAGGACTGCACAATTCGACCCCCAGCAAGCAGGGAGCGCGGAACTAATGGCATCGAGAGGCGGTAAGGCGATCCACTCTGCGCTCCTGACGGCCAAGAGCCTTTATGACAAGCTGCCGCATGTCGTCGGCGGCGGGGCGCCGATGGCCAAGGGCGGCGCTGCGCTGGCGCCGATTCCCCAGATCATCATGCCGGGCGATCACCCGGCCCGCATCGACACCCGGCTGGCGACCGGGGCCAAGCCGCTCGATCTGGGGCCAGGGCCGCGCACCGTCAACATGGCTGCGTTGCGGGCGACGCCGGCGCTGTTCGACAAGAACGTCGATATCCTGCGGCACTACCCGAATGTTTCGAAAAGGGCGGCGAAGCTGTCGAACCCGGATATGGCCGAGCATTTCATCAATCACGTCAAGGACAACCTGCTGTGGCTGCACGATCAGGTGCCCAACGAAACCCGGCAGCGGTCCAAATTGTGGTACGACGGCGCCAACAAGCTGGCCAAGGAGTGGGCGCAAAAATACGGCGTCTCGGAGGCGTCCGCCGCCGGCGCGCTGGCCGCGCTGTCGCCGCAGAAAGACTGGTTTCAGAACGTGTCGCTGGCCGAGCGCGTCCTGCATGCGATGAAGGGGCGCGGCAATAACGCATATCATGGTGAAACCTTTTCGCCTGAAATGGAGGGCACCTATCGCGGCCTGGACAAGCTGGCCACCGAGAAGAACGAGCCAATCTTCCAGGCGATCAGGGGCAAGTCGCTGGGCGACATCGACGACATGAAGCACATTCCCGGCGACGAGCGCGCGGTCATGAA